TTGAAATTGGCGAATCCAAAAGAACTTCTGTTGCAGAAGCTAAACAGTATGCAGTGTGGATTCAATACGCTGAGCGTGATGGTGGCATTTTGTGTGTTCAAAACAGTCGAGTGCCGTGCCCTGTACGTGCTGCTTATGTTGCGTCATGGTTGTCAAATGATAAAAACAGAGATTACTGTCAAAATAGTTTAAGATATTTACTTAACAATGAAGGCACAGCTCCGCCAATACATCTTACATTTTTCCGCTCTTTGGATCGTGAGCGTAAAGCCTATAACCGCGGTAACAAAGGCAGGCGTGACTTTTTTAACGCAGCACTTAATTTGTTTGACCCTGCATGTTCTCAGTTTAGGCGTTTGCGCAATTATGATCTTCAATCAGTTTTGAATCCTGTCATGGATATTTTGAAAGGTAACTAATGACAGACCCATGGATTGACCACAAGGACTCCTGCGCCCAGTGTGGCGCTCAGCGAGTCATGATCGCGGATGGTCTTTGTCGCGCATGTTGGCGCGAGACTAACGGCGACGCTGAGATGGAGCGAGAAGATGTGTACTCGGATTGAGACTACATGAGCCAACGGTGACCATGGGCCTTGCTGCTCGTTGTAGCGAGGCAATCCGCGGGCATGCTGCCGCTGAACTGTCATCCATGGTCACCGTTTAAATTCCCTAGGACCGGTGGCGCATTAGCCAAGTTTGCGCCGAGGCTTCGGGGGTGCGGTAGGTACCCGGTCACCTATCGCTCTCACGTGTGTGATCGGACACTAGCCCACTGTCGGAGGTCGGGCGTGAGATGCCGCGCTTTGCGGTTGTTTGATGGAATAGAGAAGTAGGGTTGCAATATGGATTATGAAGAATTCTTGGCTAGCAAACAGAAGCTAGTTCAATTTGAATCAGTGCCAGAATCAGAAATGCCTGAAGAGCTATTTGATTATCAAATAGCAATAATTAAATGGGCATTGCGCAAAGGTCGAGCATGTATTTTTGCCGGTACTGGACTTGGCAAAACAATTATGGAATTGGTATGGGCTAATGCCGTAGCAAAATACACTGGCAAGCCTGTTTTAATTCTGGCTCCACTAGCAGTTGCTGATCAAATTGTTGCCGAAGCCGAACGATTCGGCTTACATGCGATGCGCGCATCTTCGCCAATTGAATGCGATCAACCAATTATCTATGTCACCAATTATGCCAAGTTGACTAGATTCCAAAACGGTGGAATGTTTGGCGGTATTGTGCTCGATGAGTCATCAATAATTAAGCATCATGATGGAGGCACTAAAAAAGAATTGATTGACTTCTCGCAATCAATTCAGTTTCGCCTCGCATCAACAGCCACTCCTGCTCCAAACGATTGGATGGAATTGGCATCGCATGCCGAATTCCTAGGCGTTTGTTCGCGCGCTGAAATGCTTGCGACATATTTTGTGCATGATGGAGCGGAGACTCAGAAATGGCGATTAAAGGGCCATGCTGGTACTCATTTTTGGAAATGGGTATGCGAATGGGCAGTCCTTTTGCAGTCGCCATCTGATCTAGGTTATGACGGATCAATGCATGTTTTGCCAAAACTAGAACAGCATTTGGCAATGATTACCAGCGACCAGAAAATGCCTGGCGAATTGTTTGTTCTTGAGGCGCAAACACTGCAAGAGCGGCTTAAGGCGAAACGGATTACTACTAGCGATCGTGTTGATAAAGCTAAAGAAATCGTCAACGCTAATCCTAATGAGACGTGGGTTGTATGGTGCCATTTAAATGGCGAATCGGAAGCTCTTGCCAAGGCGATACCATCCGCAGTTGAGTTGCGCGGCAATCAAACGGAAGAAAAGAAAGAAGAGATCCTTCGCGATTTTGCAAATGGAAAGATCAAGGTTTTGATTAGTAAACCTTCAATGTGCGGCTTTGGCCTGAACTGGCAGCACTGCGCCAGAATGGTTTTTGTTGGTCTCAATGACTCATGGGAGCAAGTCTATCAAGCAATTCGCCGCTGCTGGCGTTTTGGCCAAAAAAGAGATGTACATATTTATTTTGTTGCCGCTGACATTGAAGGCAATGTGGTTGCCAACATTGAAAGAAAAGACAGGCAAGCCAAAGCAATGGCGCTGGAAATGATTCGTGAGACTAGCGTATTTACCGAGATTGAACTCAACAGAAAGGATAGGTTGCAAGTGGATTTTAGAACAGACTTTGAAGGCGATAGGAATTGGGAAATGCGATTAGGAGATTGTGTCGAAGAAACCAAAACGCTTTCTTCTAATTCGATCGACTATTCAATTTACAGCCCTCCGTTTGCCAGTCTATATACGTATTCCGCATCTACTCGTGACATGGGCAATACAAAGAACGATGATGAATTCTTGTCTCATTATCGTTTCTTAGTTAAAGAAATATTCCGCGTAACCAAGCCGGGCCGATTGACTAGCTTCCACTGCATGAATCTTCCATCGTTCAAGGGATCTCACGGTGAGATTGGCTTGCGTGATTTTCGAGGCGAACTAATTAGAATTCACGTTGAGGAGGGTTGGGTATATCATTCGGAAGTCTGCATCTGGAAAGATCCCGTAGTTGCCATGCAGCGCACCAAAGCTATTGGCCTGTTGTGGAAGCAACTAAAAAAAGACTCATGCATGAGTCGTCAGGGCATACCAGATTACCTAGTGACATTGCGAAAGCCAGGAGTTAATGCTAATCCGGTTGAGCATGATCCAAAAGATTTTCCTGTTCTCGAATGGCAGAAAATAGCATCGCCTATTTGGATGGACATCAATCCATCAAACACACTACAAAAAGCGAGCGCGCGCGAAGACAATGACGAAAGGCATATTTGCCCATTGCAGCTTGAAGTCATAAAACGATCTTTGCGAATGTATAGTAATCCGAATGATCTTATTCTGTCGCCATTTGGTGGCATTGGATCAGAAGGCTATGTGAGTCTGTCAATGGATCGTAAGTTTATTGGAATCGAACTCAAAGAATCTTATTGGAAACAAGCATGCGCCAATTTGAAGAATGCAATAAAAACAAAGTCTAAAGGATTATTTGATTCCATTGATAATGAATTAGATTTAATTGAATGCGATGCTTCCGATGAGTCAGAGTAAATTCTCTAGTCTGATCGAGTCTGCCACCAATATACTGATCGGGTATTGGTGCGCGGTTGTCGCGCAATTAATCGTTTTTCCTATAATGGGAATTGATGTTTCGCTGGAAAAAAATCTGATGATAGGATTGGTTTTCACGCTGATCTCATTATTACGTAGCTATGTGATCAGACGTGTTTTTAATCGCTTTGGATGATTCAACATGCGCCCATTATGGCAGGTCATGGTCGAGCATCGTGACAGGCAGTGGGCGATGATTAGTAATCTCACGGAGGAGGTTGCGCGTGAGCTGAGCACGCAATTGAATCGCTCAGCTAAGCCAGAAGAACGGATTCTATTCTGGCCTGAGCATCTATCGTCAACCTGGGCGATCGGTGGTGAGGATACTGAGGAGGATGAATCATGCACTACGTGAGTTGTGATCCGTATGAGGTGGAGGCGGCGCTCGAGGTGCTGCGCGTGGCTGAGGAGATACGACATGCGCTACGAGAGCATCGAGCTGCAATCCGTCACGCTCTGAGCTCTGATCTCGCTGATCTGATGGGGTATTAGCGATGGCGACACATCCTGATGATCAGATCCGCGTATCTGTCCGAGCGACACGACCATCGAGTACTGTGCCGCAGGAGGGTCGCCGGGGCATCGAGCGCATCGATGCGACTGAGGCCAAGGCTCTATTGCTGGCTCGTCAGCAATACCTCGAGGTGCGTGATCGCATGCAGGATAGCGGAGTCGTGGTCTCGACCATGGACGCATCAGGTCGTGTGCTGCAATTGCCTGAGGATGCGATCATCATGGATTGTTGCAATTGCAGGCGGGCAATGACTCGCAATAAAAAAAGCTTGCCCTTGTGGGCGCGCGATCGTGTCGAGGAGTATGGCGGCAGCAAGGACGATGGCACTGGGCATCTCCGACCATACTGTAGAGAGTGTTATGACTGACGATCAGTTACGGCTTGTGTACGCAGCCGCGCGACGATTCCAGCCAATCGACCTAGATCCTGAGGACTGGACACAATCGATGATCGCATGGATACTCGGACACATGGACTCCTACGACCCTGCCCGTGGTGCCTTTTCGACATGGGTATACCAGATCGTTCGTCGTGAGCGCTCGCATCATGTCAAGCGCCAGATCGAGCGGCGCAAAACGATGCGAGTGGGCACGATCGGCGACTACGATCTAGCTGCTCCATATGAGGACATCATCGGATCTGAAGAGCACTCAATGGTCGTGGCTAGAGATGTTGGCAAGGCTTTACTATATTGCCTGCCACACGAGCGATATGCAGTCGAGGCATGGCTCAATGATAAGTCGTTTGCATCTGCCGCTCAAGACTTAGGGCAGGTGCGAGCAGCAGTGTCACGCAACTGGCGCAACGCAGTACAACGCCTGAGGCGCGTTCTTAGGAGGATGGGGTATGGATCCGATCAACCCGGCTCATTATGATCCGCGTGATGGCTCTGATGTCGATTGCGCTCGGGCGCAATTGGCAGGGCTCGGTGTTCTCGGATATCGAGCATACCTTGCTGGCAATGCGGCCAAATACGTCTGGCGTCATACGCTTAAAAATGGCGTGCAGGATATCGACAAGGCGATCCGATGCCTCGAGATGCTGAGGGCTACATATGACCAGCAATGAGGCAGATTGGTTACTGGAGGCGCATCAGCGCATATTGAAACTCGAGCGCGAGATAAAGCGCATGAGAGATGCCATCCGTGAGAATTGTGTCGTCCGCGTGGGCGATCAGCTGATGGTGCAGGACTGGGTGAGAGGGGTGATCCGTGATTTTGATGTTACTTGCAGGGCTGATGATGGATCAGAGCGCTCAGCAGAGCGCTAGCACAAGCGCTGCGCAGGGGCGCATGGCGCACCGTGGCGGGTCGTATCGCTTTGAGGGCGTCGGCTTTAGCTCGAGCTCAGCAGCGCAGGCTCTTCGCAACTGCTGCTACTACGGCCAGCGCCCAATCGTCGAGCAATCGGTGGTACGTGGTCGCAACGGCTGGTATGCGTGCGTGAGGTATCGATGATGGATGAGAGATCACCACCGACACGATACGACGAGACGCTTGCATGGTGCGGCGCTGGCCTTCTGACGGCAGCGCTCGGCTGGACGCTGTATTGGTCGCTCTGGCTCCTGCGTGAGATCCTAGGCTGATCTGCGCAGGATGGTGAGCCCGTTATTGTGCGGGTGATCTAGCACGATGCGCCAGTCGGGCATGCTATCGACAAACTCCGTGAGCGCTAGGCGTAGACCACGCTTAGCGCTCATTTTGCCCCATCGCAACGCTGAGCTCGATGCGTGAGGATACGCTGGCTCGTCAATATAACCAAACGTGTACGTGTCATGTAGGATAATGTGCCCCAGATTTCTTACACGGGGCGAGTGGAGCTGTAGCTCTGCGCAGAGCTGGCTGTACGTGTGCCAAGTGTCGATGAGCAGGCAATCGGTCTCCTCGATGTCTGCCTCGATCACATCGATCTGCCGAAACTCAAAATCGATATGCTCCTCAGCCGCGATGCGGGCATGCTCGCTCATGTCGATCGGCAGGATGTCGTAGCACACCAATCGTTTTGGTCTCGCAGACAGTAGCGCCCAGGTGGAGACGCCACCTCGAACACCCATCTCGGTGATGTGCTGGTAGCCAGCAGCGTGCGACCGGATCGTCTCGAGATGCTCTGAAATGTCACTGGGCCGATTGAGTGCATCGAGAAATGCCTGATCTAGCGTGCGCATGGGAGATACTCCGTGTACTCGTACGGCCAGTGTGGCACGAGCTGGACGATACCGCGTGTGGTGTTGTGCTGCCGCAGATGATTAGCAGCCATCTCAGACACGATATTGGTGCTCCAGCCGCTAGCGTGATAGCCGCCAGACGTGCCCCAACGATAGATGTAGAACCTATCCTTGTCCTCGATCTCCTGCGTGATGGTGCCGTATTTCTTGCGCAGTTCATCAAATAGCAGAACGTCTATCGATCCGCTATCTCTCACCTCGCTGTAGCTGCCAATCGATCTAAACACCTCACGACTCATCATCAGGTTGCAGTGGTAGAGATTGCGGCTTGCTGTAAGCTTGTGCGCGTCTTCCTCGAACCACGCGCTAGCCGTGTGGTAGATGCGATTACTATCGAGATGCTCGACGCTGTAGCTGAGTCGCCACGGCAAGTAAATGTCGTCATCTTCCCAGATCGCTAATAGGTCGCCGGTTGCGAGCGATGCAGTCGCGTTGAACTTAGCGCCGAGCGGGCGGATCTGATCTGCCAAGTTGTAGATCTTGACCTGCGGATGAGCGAATACCAGCGTCTGATCGCCGTAGTCATTGAGGATTATGAGCTCTTTTTCGCCTGCGTAATCCTGCCGTAGAAACGACTCAATAGCGTGCTCGAGCTGGCGAGGCCTGCCATATGTCGGGCATAGGCACGAGATCTTTGGCAGCATAACTCACCCCTGAGGTCGTGATCGTACTCTCTCGAGCCATGCCGCGGCATCGACTCTCACCAGCGGATTGTGGCTGCGCCAGTCTGAATAATGACCAAAAATGAAATGGCAATCCTCGCACAACGTCATAAGGTTGCCGGGTGATAACTCAAGCTCAGGATGCAGGTGATAGGGCATCACATGGTGTACCTCGAGCGAGGTGACACGGTCGCAGGCTTCGCATTTCTGCTGCTGCTCGAGGTGCTTGCGCCTTACTGCTGACCATCTCGGAGATCGAGGAGTACCGCCGTAGACATCGGCAATGCCGGGCGATGTGACAAGGCGATCGAGCCAGCGAGCAATGGCGTTAAACATTGGCAGCCTCGAGCACGTGAGTGCGGATCAGGTCGTTGCAGTACTCAGCCAGCATGCGCCAGCCGTGACCGTCTGGATACTCAGGGTCGGCGAGGATTGCGTCACATACCTCCTCAGCCCATACCCGTAGTAGTTTTGGGTCGGGGATCGGCTGACCGGGGCGAACTTTGATCGCCTGGAGCGTGTGCGCCTTGACCAGCGCCTCGCTCAATACTGTGGTTGCGCTGGTCAGGCAGAGCTGAGACCAGCCCTCCTGCCCGCGTGCCAGTCGTCGTACTCGCTCGATGTGCTCGACCATATGAACTCCTTAGATGATCCATGAGATCTTGCGCTGAGGGAATCCTTCGACGTTGGAGAATATCCAGCAGTCGCCACTGCGCAGCATCGCCTCGATGGTGCTACTCGAGGCATAAAATCCCTCAGGCCCAGGACTGCCCGGTCCTACTGGCCCAGTGTGCGACGATGCGCCCCATGAGTTGTCGATGCGCCCATACTCGCGGCCAGTGATCGTGGCGTAACCACATAGGCACATGCAATGCTGCCACGTGCCAGCGGCCATGGCGATGCCGTTGGTGTCTCTGGTCATTGTGAAGCCCTGCGATGAGCAGAGCGCAATACCGTAGCCGTTGCTCAGGGCTTTCTTCGCGTCGAGCCAGTTGCGCACTCGTGTGACAGCTCTGACCGGGTGAATTTTTGCGATCTGCTCGAGCTCGAGCGGCACGCCCTTGGTGCCGTATTCACGACATCGAGACTCTGAGTATTCCCGCAGGTCGATGCCTAGATACTCCTCGCGGCCAAGCACGCCCCAGTCTCGCACCCAAGCAGCGGCATTAGCGCCGATTGCGCCATCACCGCGAATACTGCCACCGCCTACCTCGACGCGGGCACCACCGTAGATTGGCTCGGTGGCGAGTGGTATGTACTGCTCAGACTCGCCAGCCACGATCTCGGCGCACATGGTGTACTCGATTGCTCTCGCAGTCCCGAACGCAACGCAGCTACCAACCTTGCCCTGATTGCGTGGAGGCAGCAGGGCACCCGTGGCCTTGCGCGCCAGATCCCAGAGATAAACGTGATCGGGCAGATCCTCGATAGGAGTCGAGCCGATTGGCGTACTACTGATGTCTGCATCGACGCAGGTTGCGACGATGTCATCGACGGCTTGTTTATTGTCTACCCATCCCGGCACATACTGGCTATTCATCGGATGGTCTCCAGAGCTGACACGATGCGGGCGGATAATGTGGTCGCTGCGTCGCGTAGATCAGGCGTCAGGGCTCGATCGTCTGCGCCCATGACTGCGGTCCACTCGACCGCGATACGCTCTCTGACTGGCGACAGAGCAGCGTCAGCGATGCCAGCGTTTTTGCGAGCCGTGACCATGGCAGAGTAGAGCTGCTCGGTGGTCGTGATCGTGGGTGACCGGATAGTCGCAGGTGCTGCCCGATAGAGCGTCAGCAGTTTTGCCAATGTCGCAGCCTTATCTCGCTCCTGCGATCCGCCATAGATACCGCCCAGCGCATCGGCGAGCGTGTCAATTGGTGGTACTGGTGGAGTCGAGCTGCCGATGATCACGGTCGTGATGACCGGCTCGGTCGGCACATCTGCAACGCTGGTATATGCAAGCAGGCGATACCTGCCGGGCTTGGCGCTGGTGACCACTGTCGCTCGCTGATTAGCTAGTAGCGAGCTAGGGAACACCTGCAATCCCTGATCGAGCGCAACATACCGGACGACCCTGCCCTCAGTGCTTGCAATGACCGTCACAAACTCAGCCACCTCACCGCGCACCTCAGCAGGTACGACAAGCTGGCCCAGTACGAGCAGCGCTGCGAGCATCATTGTTGTTGTATCCCTGAGTTGCGGGGTTGAGGTCTGCACCCTAGTGTATCGATTTTTGCGGAGATGACAGTTGCCGTGTCGGCGAGATCGTGCTGCGTCGAGCTGATGTCCTTGATGCTGCCGCGCAATTCTTTCAGAAACTCCCGGTGATCATCTCGCACCGGGATAAGGATATTCTGCGCCAGCCACCACGCTGCGGCAGACACGCCACAGAGCACGACATAGAGCAGCCAGACGAG